GAAATTGTTCAAGCACATTTAGTTAAAAAAATAAAACTTGAGGATATATCATGATAGATGCAATAGTTGAAAGAATAGAAAACTACACCCCAAATGATGAGAAAGATGGTTTTAAATTTGAGAGTATAGTTAAAAATAGAAATTTAATTGCACAAAACCATTTAGATAATATTAACGAATTACCAAAGCAAGAATGGGAAGATGAAAAAGAATATACACATTGGGATGAGCATGGAAGAATCCAAACTTATTTTTTATGCTATGTAGATTTAATAGGTCAAACTCATTTTGGAGATATTAAAAATGTTTTTGGAACTGTAACCACCACAAAAAAAGGTTTAAATTATACAAAAAAGAAATGTCCGACCAAGCCATTCCACTCCGATTGTTTGCAAATGGCCTTGTACTCAAAAGTATTGCCTAACCATATACCTTTTTTAACCTATGCAAGTGATTGCGATAGACAACTTTTTACTCCTGACAATTGTGAAGAATTGCAAAAGGATAACCTTGAAAGATATTACAATGAGTTAGTTTTATATCAAAGGTGTTGGGAGAAAAAACTAGAGTTAGCCAATGGAGATATAAACATTTTGGCTTTACTTTGTAAGCCTGACTTTAGTGAAATTAGAAAAAATGGTTTTTGGTGGAAGGGCTTCCCAAAAGAAATAATACAACGATTTAGGAGTTACTATGTCTGATACTGGAATAATCAAACCATTAAGAGCAAGAGTAAAAGAGTTAGACGATAGAGTTAAAGATTTAGAGTTAATTAATAAAGAGCATCAAGAAAAAAATGGAAAATTAAGACAAGAGATACAAGACAAAGATAAAAAAATGTCAAAATTAAAAAGAGAAGTAGCACATTTATCACTAACCAACATCAACTTACAAAGAGGAAGATAATGAACAAGGAGAGGACTTTAGAAAATGCAATACAAACTTTTAAAGAAAATATTAAGCAAGAGGATTATGTAAAACTTGGTGCTAAAGGTGAATACCTAACCGTACCATATAGAATAAAATTTGTTAGAGAATATTTTGGTGCAAGGTTACAAATCATTACTTATAGTTTTGAATTGGCTAATGGCTCTCATAAATTTAGAGCAGGGATATTGTTAGATGGTAAAGAATTAAGTGTTGGAGAATCTAAACAAACCCAAAATAAAGAAAAAGCTTTTGAAATGAGTCAAACCGTCAGTATTGGGAGAGCCTTAAGTATTCTTGGATTTATGGGAAATGAAATTGCAACAGCAGAAGAAATTCAAGATTTTATAGAATCTAAATCACCAACAAATCAAATAAAAAAAGAGCCAATTAAAGAGGTAAAAAAAGTAATTCCTAAAATTATTAAAGATGTAAAAATAATAGCGAATGAATGGATTCTAAAATTACAAGAACAAGCAAAACATTCGGCTAGTGTAAATAAATTTGAACAAGGGATTCAATCACTATCTAGTGAATTTTTGGATGAACTTGGCCAAATAGCACTTGATCCCATAGAGGAGTTAAGAGTTGAGCAAGAGTACAATAAATTAAAAACACAAATACAAACCAAACAACCCAAAGGAAGATAAATGGCAGATAGTAATTTTGACAATAGTTTAGCATTATGGAAACGTACTAAAAGAGATACGGATGTTGCAGGGAAAGCTTACCCCCATTATAACGGCAAACTGACCGTAGATGGAAAGCAAAAAGACGTTGCGATTTGGTTAAACACCAACAAAACTAAAGAAGGCCAACCTGATATGAGTGGTAAAATATCAGAGCCTTATGTTAAGCCACAAGAAAATAATGAGGTAGCACCTTTTTAATGGAAAGTGTAAATCCCCAACATTACAAAAAAGCGATCCAAACTTGTGACGCAATTATGAGTCAACAAACTCATGAAGAAAATATCGGATATTTAAAGGGTGCTGGTCTAAAGCACCTTTTCCGTTTTGGTCAAAAACATGGAACATCAATAGATAGTATCATTATGGATCTTGAAAAATGCTTATGGTATTTAAAAAAATTATTGAATTACCTAAAAGCTTTAAAAGAAGATGGAAACGATATTAGAAATTTGGGTGAAGATGAAAAAAATATAACCAACTTATTTAAGGATAAATAATGGAAAAAGAAAAAAAATATTTATATTTAAGCGAAATCAAATGGAAGGTTTTGCAATATATAAATACATTTAATAAAGAAAAAACTTATAGCCCAACATACAAAGAGATTGCTCTTGCACACAATTTTTCTAGGGCTAGAGCTGGTGCAATATGTAGTGAGTTATTTAAATTAGGATTAATTTCTAAAAGTGGTAATTCTGCTCATAGAAAGATTAGGCTAACAAGAAAACAAGTTAATCTAATTCCTACCTTACATTTCAATAAAGAATATCCAACAATGGAAATCAATTCATGAGTAGAGTCATTAAAGAATCTTTTTACGAAATTAGTGCCAAATTTGAAGAAGAATTTGAAAATGCAGAGGTTGCTGCTAAAGCAGATAGGCCTAGTGAAGTTGCTAAACTAGAGGTCATAGATATCAAATTACAAAAAGCCAAAATAATATTAAACAAAGGAGAGAAAAATGAGTCGATTAAAATATAAATCAACATTTTTGAGTGATCAACAAAAGACAATTAACATTTCTATTGGTGCAAGATTAAGACAAGCAAGACTTGGTAGAAAAATTTTAATTGAAGGTACTAATAACTTTAGATCAAGGGCTTGTACTCAACAAGAATTAAGTTTAGTTTTAGATTGTACGTTTCAGCAAATACAAAAATATGAGCATGGAACTAATACATTTCCTTTAATAAAAATGCACCTAGCTAGTAAATATTTAAACATACCTGTTAGTGAATTTTTAAATATATATGAATTAAGTGTTTATCTAAAAGATAAAGAACAATTAAATATTAGTTTTGAAGTTTTGCAAAGCAATGCCAAGCATAAATTAAAAAAATTATCAAAATTATTTGGTGAATGTAAGCAACCAAATGATAGTCTTGCTAGTCATCAAGATTTAAATCAGCTTACATAGGTTGTAAATGGAGAGGGAGAGATTATCTTTAGTTCCTAATAAGTAGTTTATCTCTCTCTCTTTTTATGTTTTTTTTAATATTCAAGCCCAAAGAAGATTTTATTCTATATACAAATCAAGTATTTCAAACGGAGATAGAAGCTAAAGAATTTGCTTCAAGAAGTTTTAAAAAAAAAGATACATGGGAAGTAGTTCCCTTTAATTCAGAGAACCACAAGAAATATTGGGATAAGTTTTAATAATTAAATTGGTTGTTTTGCCAATCACTTTTTTCCAACTCTAAAGTTTTTGTTGCATAAGGTTTAATATAAGTTCTATTAACAAAGTTAATATCCTTATCCCCAAGTGCTGTTGCTAAATCCATTGGATCAACATACTTTTTCTCTTTAGCCCATAGGGTTGCAGTGTAGTGTCTAAAAAAGTAACATTTTCTATTAACAGGTAACTTCTCACCCATTTTCTCTAAAGCCTTGTCTAGATTGGTTAGAAGCACCTTTAAAGTGATATATTCGTTGGTACTACCTTTAAATAAACTATTTTGATCTTTAGGTAATTTACTTACATATTCATTCAATCTATCTTTTAAACTAGATGAAATAACCAAATCTCTAGTACCACCTTTTGTTTTAGGTAATCCAAGAGATCCATCCCTTTTAACTGCACTTTTTATTGATATATATGCACCTCTATTTGACGTTAAATGTAGGTTATTTATTATAAGTCCTCTAGCTTCACTAGGCCTACAAGCTGTTTCCAACATTATAAAAAATAATAATTTAACTTTAGGATTATAAACACTTTCAATTAATTTAACAATTCTATTAATTGTCCAATATTCAAAATCTATTGGCTCAAATTCTTTTTCAACAATTTCTATATCTGCTAAAAAATCTTGAGAGTTGCATGGATTTTTATGAAGTTTATTTTTATTTACGGAGTAGTCTAAAACCACTTTAAAAACATTATAAATCTTACTCAATGTTTTAGAGTTAATTTGGCCTTCATCAACCTTATCCTCTAAAGCATTTACAAAATCAACAATACTTTTTTTATCAATGAGTCTTAAATCTTGTCCTTGAAAGTGTGGAAGTATATGACATCTATAAAAGCTATCATAATCTTTTATGCAACTTTTAGAAGGTTTTCCATAATTTTTCTCTTTATATAATTGCCTTTTATACCAAAGATTATAAGCATCATATAAAAAACAAGATGTGGTGCTAGTTTTGATAAAACCATTTTCTTCAATGTGTTTTACCACTTGATCTTTTAATTTTATCTTACTTATGTTTGTTAGGTATTTTGGTTTGTTATCTTTACCATGATAAGCAAATCTAAACTTCTTTTTGCCCCCAACAAAAATAGGCTCAATGTTACTATAATCTATCTTCTCTACGTTCTCTTTGTTCATGTTCTCTCTCCAATGGTGTGAATGTTGTGATTGTTTTATTGATAAAGGCTTTAGGATAAGCCTCTTGGTAGACAAGTAGTGGATCTAATTCGCAACTATATTTGTTCTCCAATACTCTTATTGTGTGAAGCCAAGTAAATACGTTTCCTTTATCTACTAAAGGATTAAAGTTTTTAACCTCTAATTTACTTTCATATATATTTTTAGCTTCAAGGATCATATGTTTCATTTTTACTCCTATTAACTTAATTTATATTAACTAATAACAAAGTTATATGCTAATGATAAGTCAATTACAATAGTCAATAACCCTTTATTATAGTCAATAAACCATCCAATTAACCAAATATGAAAATAATATAGCAACAAGAAGTATTGATTCGATATAACTTTTACAAATTCATCCCTTTTTTCCTTGTATAACGGCCAAAAAAAAAGTGGCCTACATATCGCAATGGATATATAAGCCTTGTAATTGTTAGTAAATAACCTGCCCTTGTAGCTCAGCTGGTAGAGCAATTGATTTGTAATCATTAAACCCAACCTACTATTGTTGTTAACCCTATCTTTTTTTCAAATAATATAGAATTAATATTTTTTTTCATATTTTTTAACATTAAACAAAAAACTCAATGTTAATTAAATGTTAACACAATGCTAGTTAAAATCTAGTCATTTTTTCCCACCCAAACCCTAGAACATAAATGTTCTAACAAAGCCATAAATAATATGACTTACCAATTTTTAAATATTATGAAGTTCTATAAGCTTTAGCACTTATTGTACTTTTAGCTTTTGTCCGACTTGTATTTTTTTTCTTACGTTTGTTGACATTATACCAAAGGCCTTTTTTAGCAACTGCACCTGATTTAGTTTTGTGATAACCTTTTTTCATTTTTATCCTTTTCTATTATTGCTTTATAATAATTATTTTTGGAACATTGGTGATGGGCTTTTGTTTTATCTTCATCAATAAAAGATACAAAATTCATGTTATTTGTAATAGATTTATTACAAAATTTACATTCACCTATTATTTTAAAAGACATTTATTTCCATGCTTTTCTTGACCAATAATTGGCAGATAGAGTTTTTTGGCCTTTAGTCTTTATCCCACCACTTCTAGCTAAATAACTTTTTCTAGCTTTAGGATTATTCTTTCTAATCTTCATGTTTGGATCACCAAAAGTTACTTTATTAATCTTATTGGTATTTTGATTTTTTACATAAACACCACTTTTTTTAGAACTACCTTGAGGTAATCTAAATGGTTTATTTAAAGTTACTTTTCTTCCTTGATACTCTGCCATTATGTACTAACCTTTGAATCTTCCTTACAAACAAATTGAATGTAAGCACCTTGTTTATTTACAAATTCTCTACTTAAACTAACAATTACATCATGTGCAGATTGATAGCCTTGTTTTACGCAATCAAAATGATCTTTAAAATTAGTTATTGGAATTGGAATCTCTTGACATTTATTGCTTTCAATTACTGAACAAATAAACATGACCATTACGAACTTCATTATTTTCGCTTAATTAAATCAGTTGCTTTAAGTCCATAAACACTAGCAATTACACCAACAAAAATTGATTGATACCAAAACGGAAGATTGCCAAAATGCTCAAAGAACAAATTCATTTTTTCCATGTGTTTTGGATTATCCGACCACACAGAAAATGCTAACATACAAATCGGCAGACTTAATAAAAGTAAAATAAATTCGTCTTTCCAATCAGAGTTTCTAGACTCTAAAAGCTTACCTTGATATTCGGATTGGCCATCAGCCATCTTTTGGGCATGGTGCATTTGAGCATCAGCCATTAACATTTTAGTCTTTTGTTTATTTTTATAAATATGACTTCCTGCTTGCATAGCCAATTTAATTGCACTTAACCACATTATGCTTTTACCTTTCCATTTTCCCAATCCATATCAGGCAATCCGTTAGAATAAGATTTGCCATCAAAAGTTAAAACTTGTTTTCTATTATTACCTTCATTAAAACTTGCATGAATCCAACCAGCATTAGGCTCATCTTTATCATTAGACCAAAATTCTAAAATTAGTTGGTCAAAGTCGCAATTGTTTTGAATCCAATAAGCAACTTGAATATTGGGAGTACCAATAATCTCAAAGTCAACTGCCATACCTTTTGTATGTTGTGAACTATCCGAACTACCGATCTTACGATTTAACTCTAAACATCTAAAACCAGAATTAATCATAACTGGTTTTTCAAATTTGGCTCTTACAGGCTCTAGTATTTCATAAGCTACATTACCAAGATTTTTAATTTCACCAGATCCAGGCATATTCTTAATACCATTCCTAGTTGCTACTTGGCTTTTAATAAATTCTGAAAGTTTAAAATGTTTTGATACTTGCATAATTATTTACATTTACAGTTGTCACAATTACAAATTTCTTGATCTTCATGTATGTGTAAATTATTTTTACAATGACACTTACAATGACAATATTTACATTTTCTAGTTTTTCGTTTTTTTTTAGGTAGCTTTTCACCAATATCAAAAGTGCAAACATCCTCAACTTTTTGTACTAAAGAGTCTATCCATGCGAAAAATTTGTATAATAATTTATCAATCATTTTAATATAAGTTTTAAGATTGATTTTTCACCCATATAAATTTCTGTTTCTGCTTGAGATTTTATACATTGGTAATCTATACGATTTGTACTTGACCTCAT